TGCTGTGGGTAGCGGGTATTTAACTCAGCCAGCAACTGCATCCCAAAACGCTCCAGACCCATGTCGAAGGTGACGATTTCATGGTGTATCACCCAGCGACCGTTAGGCAAGCGCTGGCCAATGGTAGCCGCTGGTGTCAGACCGAAGTCAAGCCCGACCTGAATTGGCACCTCCATCGATAGCTCAGTCTCGCCAGACATGGTGGAGTCATCGTATTCAGGCCAGACGGGTCTGCCTTCTTGGACGTAGGTGTACAAGCCACCGGCGTAGCACTTGATCCAGTCTAGGTTCTTGCCAAGTAGCATCTGCTGGTAGTAGCCGCCAGGCAGGTTGTTGACGTTCTCGGCTTCGGGGTTGATCTTCCACCACTTGCCAGCGGCAAAGACATGATCATTTGCTTCAGGGTTGTCGGGCAGATCGGCAGGATCGACCTCTTTCACACCACCTGGTTGCTGCCAGAACTTCCAAGCATACGGGCCGGTCATCTTTTCCTTGACGGCCATGCGGTGCCACCAGTGATCGTCATCGGTCGGGTTGGTATCCATCCAGATACCGTGCCAAGTAGCGCCACCATCGCGCTTAGTTGGGTAGCGGCCCACCCGGTGGGTTAGGCCATCAATGACTGCCTTGGGCAATTCTCGCGCTTCGTTGACCCAGGCACCGGTGAGCTCAAGCGACAGTAGCTTTCTAACGTCCTTGGGCTGATCCAGCGCCAGAAAGATGACTTCCATGTCGATGCCTGCAGCGTCGCCTCGGGCAGGCAGCCGGATGTGGTGGGTGATTGGTGGAGTCCAGAGCATCGGGCCAAACGTAGACTCAGGAAACAGGTCAAGCCAGGTCTTGATGGTGGTGGTTTTCAGCATGGGGTAGCTGTTTCGCACCACCGCCCAGCGGGTGTACCGGATGTTATCAACCGGGCTCGGCTTCTGTTGGATCGCTTTCTTGAAGATCTTGGCCGCGCAGGCGTAGCTCTTGCCGGAGCCCACCGGCCCCATCACGCCCTGGACGAAGTTGTTCGACTGAAAGAAATCGTACACCACCGGGCTCAGGCTGAAGTCGAACCGCAGACCGCCGGTCGCTACTGTCTTCTCTGACTGTTGTTTTGTCTTTGACACGTTTCCTCCAAAGGCTCATTAGCTGGATGGCGCGACCACGTTCACATCAATCACGCTAGGCTTGTCGTTCTCGTCAGGGTTGTCCAACAGGCCAGAAGCCTTGGCCAATAGCCGCAGCACACCGACCTTGTCGTACAGCTCGATGTCCAAGAAGCTGTTGCCTTCCTTGTCAGTCCTGACGCTGACCTTCTTGATGGCCTGCAGCGCGTGGTCAGGGATCTGGTGAGCAGCTTTGACCTTGACGTTGCCCATTTCATCCCAGGTCATGATGTCCGTGATCTTGGTGTTGGCCATGCACAGCAGGGCATAGGACACCGCTTCACGGTTTGCAATCAGGGTGTTGGATCGCTCCAGGTTGCGCTGGATAGACCTGATCCCACCCCAGTTAGTCAGGGGCGGGATGACAGAGGATTGCTTCTTAGATGCCATCAATGTCACCAGGGAATGTCATCAGCAGGCTGCGGCTGGTAGCCGTTGCCCTTGGCCTGGCCGTGACCAGACAGCGGTGGAGACACAATCGCCTTCTCCTTCCCAATCTTTACCTTGAAGTACTCATCACCCGATTGCGTCTTCGCACGGCTCACATCGAGAAAGTGTAGCTTGCCATCCGGCAACATAATGTCGCCACGAAAGTCTGCGTGCCAGTCCTCTTTCTTGTCGCGGTTAGCAAACGCAGAGCCAAAGTTAGGCTTATGGTTATATTTCATTGTGGTAACTCCTGTAAGGCGGGGTACTCATTGCACTGGCGCTCTCTCTGCTCCGGTGGTGCTGTCCGGTAATTCACCAGCTCCGCTTTCCCCCATGTCATTAAAACACCAAAAACCCCGCCAAAGGAAAAACGAGGGAAAAATTGTGGGGGGCACCCGCTAGCGCACACGACGGGGGAGGGGGCAAAGGGTGCCTTTTTGACAACGTATGATGCCAGCATGACAACGCTATCGATCCTGCAGCCAGCCTGTGCCAGCATCGCTTCAACCAGGACACGTCGTTACCCCCCCCCTGCCTTCTGGACACGTCAAAACACCATACGTTCGTTTGGCAATTTGACGCATTGGATTACAGCCCCGTAGAGCCGTTTGTCTGTGCCACCCATGTCTGCCTATTACCCGCACCCTGTTCGTGCCTTGTAGGTACCTTAGATCGCGTTTAAACGCCATGTGTGCGCAGCAGGTTCTCTGCGCTGAGGTTGATCAGGTCATCAGCCAGCATCATCTCGCTTGTCGGAATGGCAATGCCTTCAGCCTGGTAGCGTTCTGCTAGCTGTTTGGCAACTGTTTCCAATTCGTTAACCTGCATTGTTCCTACTAACATCTTTAGTACTTCAACATTCATTAGGTTAACCTTTAATACTTTACTTAAAACCTCTTTATACCTATGTTCTTCTGTGTTCTTTACAACCGCTAGGTTGTGATCAGGTTGTGAATGTAGACCCTCCTCTTCCACAACCTGTGGGTTGTGATTGCTGGTGTCTTTTCTTTCCTTCTTGGCAGCGATTTGCTGTTTCATCTTGGCAACAGTTACGGTGTCTTTACCCTTCGGCATGGTGTACTCCTTCGCTGGTTCATTGATTGGTTTGACAACACCTCGGATCATGTCCTGGATGCGTTTGAGTCCTTCTGGATCGATGGTGTTGTCCTGCTCCTGCTGTTGCTTCTCTTTCATGTAATGTGGCCTTGTGTCTTCAATTGAACTGGTCACAGCAATCGCTGTCTCGGTGTCTATCGTTGGGTCAAAGATCACCCTGATGGTGTCTGATCTCTCGCCCTTGAAGCCCTTCTTGACGGTCTGCAGGTAGCCCAGCTCTCGCAACTGGATCACCTGCTTGCTGACAGCCTGCTGGCTTATCCCAAGGTCTTTGGCTAGTCTGGTCTGACTCACCCAGGTGATGCCAGCCCTGTTGGCAAACGAGCAGATGGCCGCCAAGACCTGCAAGCCACCGTGGGTGAGCTTCTGGTCGAACACAGCCTTGATCGGCAGCACAGCCACCTTACGCCGGTCTGGCTCTGGCTCACGCTCCTTGACCCTCGGCTTTTTTGGGATCTTGAACTCCACAATATTTGTCGGTAACGGGTTCAATGCAAGCCCTCGGTAGCTTTAGCAATGGCAATGCGTGCCTTGTCTGCCAGCAAGCCTGTAATGTCGAACTCCGACCCGGCTTTGTTGGTTACAAGATATTCCTCAAAGCATTTGACATACTGTTGAGCAAACCAAAGCAGATCGGGAGCCGCAGCCGTTAAGGACTCGCTAATCTCGGAATTCCGTATACGGTTTTCCGAATTCCTTATACGGTTTTTCATAACTCATCTCCACTAAATAGACTTATCCACAGCAGCAGTGCAATCACCAGCACTGCAACGCCTGCGCCCATTAACAGTAACCCGGTAAAGATCCAGATCACAGCAGTGCCTTGATCCGGCTGATCTCCCAGCCTGTGGCATCGTGCAGCTCGAGGATTCGGTTAGATGTGAAGCTCACATGCCCATGCCGGTACTTGCTCACAAAACCCTGTGGCCACTTCATTTTGACCGCAATGTGTGCATCGTTCCTCGCTGGTAGCTCCGCAATCAGTGTGTCCAGCAACTTATTTGGTGTCCGTGGTTTTTCCACTTTTATGCCTCCTTAACATTTCAGTACGCAGCTTTGTTCGCTCCTCATAGCCTCGCTGCTGCTCGACAAGGCCCAGGTACTGCAGCTTCGTGATCTTTGGTTTGCGTGCCTTGTCCGGCAGCTTTAGCGCCCACCTGGCCTCGCAATCGTGCCTGTACGCATCGCTGTGGGTACAGACCTGGTTGCCATCCACCAGCACCGTGCGGGGCTTCCAGTGAGCCCTGTCGCAGTGCTGGCAGTACTCATAGCCTGCGGCCGCCATGCCTGTGTGCGTGCCGCTTGGCCTGCCTAATGGCGGCCATGATGCCTAGACCTGAATGCCGCCACATCCGAAACACTCTCCAGAATCTAATCATTTCACCCGCCGCACCTTGTTCTGTTTCGCTGCCTTGGCCTGCTCACGCTGGATGCGCTTGAACTTGGCAGCCAGATCCATCGCCGTGCCAGCAGGCTGATACTTAAAGTTTGGGTTCCAGACACTTGGCGTGGTGTCCTGCTTCTTCTGCTTCTTTGGCGGCATCTCATCAGTCGCCAGCTTCAAAGTGTTCTGCATTGTTTCCTCCAGTTAATTGATCCCTCATCATCGGTATGAAGTCCTCGAGTAAAAGACAGACCCGCCAGGGCTGGCCGTTGCGCCTGTAGACTACCACCGGTATTTCGCTGGGATTGGCGCAGGCCTCCACCTGTTGCGACCACGCATCAATCTGCAGCCGCTCCTGGCGCTTAACTTCCAGCCTGAAATGCTCAATGGTGATGTCATCAGCGCCATCCCTGGCTTGGCCCAAATTGCGCTTGACCACGCGCCCGAGCTGGTCTGCCAGGATGCCTGCCAGCTCTCGTTCACCGGCTGCGCCCTTGTTCCTCTTGCCCCGACCGTTCACCGATTCCCCAGCAGTTTGTTTAGACGCTCCTGGGTAGTCTCGTACCGCTTACCGTAGGCCTCCAAGATCAGCTCCTCCAGGATCGACACCCGCGTCCTGCGCTGCTCGGATGCAGCCTGGTCAAGCAATTGCCTGACCTCTGGCCGCATACGCATTAGAAACATCTTGCCCTCTTTCATGCTGCCCCCTTGTGTATATCGCCCGAATATAAAGCCAGCACCGTAACATCGTCAACGGTTGCCACTTTGATAGCACTACAAATTATTTTGCTTTGGGGTGTTGACATATCGCTGCGATATATGAGATCTTCTGTCTACGGTCACTCAAGACCGCAACCTCACCGAGATACAGGGAGATTGAAATGTCCAAATACGTCGCATACTTCCGCGTTTCCACCGAGCGCCAGGGCCAGTCAGGCCTGGGCCTCGAAGCCCAGCAGGCACAAGTCAAAGCCTACGCTGACAGCATCATCCACAGCTTCACCGAGATCGAATCAGGCAAGCACGATGACCGGCCACAGTTGGCTGCCGCCATCGCTATGTGCAAAGCCACCGGCAGCGCACTGTTGATCGCCAAGATCGACCGACTCAGCCGCCAGGCAGCCTTCCTGCTGACCCTGCGTGACTCTGGTGTGCAGATCGTGGCAGCCGATATGCCACACGCTGGCACGTTGGAATTTGGTATCCGCGCTGTGGTCGCACAGCATGAGCGCGAAGAGATCAGCCGCCGCACCAAGGCAGCACTGCAGGCCGCCAAGGCCCGTGGCGTGCGCCTA